TTCTGTAAGCATTAAGCTGTCATCTATACGGATAGGAATGCCTCGGAAAGAGTATATAACTTTACCGTCAACAACATCATATCGTAATTGACCACCTAATAATGTGTCATCACGTCTCTGTAGGTCTAAGTACTCAAATGTAGTTCTGTTCATATAGAAGCACAATTTACCCATATTCATATTAGGAATACGGTGAGTAGCTTGGATCATAGCTTTAGTGATATCAGCTGACGCATTAGAAGTTGCTGTTCTATCGTTAGCTCTTAAAGCTGCAACGTCGATATTACAGATACGTACTGCATATCTCCAGTCACGAACTGAAAGTCCCATCTTCCACTTATACTCGTCTAAGTATGCTTGGAATCTGTTACCTGAAGCATCGAATGCATCACCTATACCTAAGTCTTTATGCTGAAGTCCAGCCTTAGATCCTTTAGGATAAATACCAGTGATAGTATTCATTCCCCAAGTAATTAACCATATTGATGTATTAGTATTAGTTGTTGCGTTACCTGTTCCGTGGACACTGATTACGTTAGAGCTGATAGCTCCAGTTGTTGAGCTGTATCGTGGTGTTAAACCGTTAAACTCTTCTGGTGAACCTAAAGAGTTACCGTACCATACTGTGTTAGCTGCTTCTTGTGCCATTGCTTCTAAGAACGCTCGTGACTCGTTAATACGTGTCATTCCTACGTTTCCGTTAAGCTCAGCTAAATCAACGTCAAGCTCAGAACGTGCAGTTAAGATACCTGTAGGCTCATCTACCTGCGCTACAGTTGATTTACTTTCTGGCGTACCTTGATTAACCATTCTCCAGTAAACGTCTGGTAGTCCAGTTCTTATTGTTGTTCTGTGTCCGGTAGGTAAGTTACCTTCCATTACAGTCATGTCCTCAATGAGGTTGTTAGTTTGAGCTAATATCTCAACTATCTTGGCTGGTTTCCCGTTAGGGTCCATTTCCTTTGTTACGTCAAGTAGTGTTTTAACACTATTTCCTACTACTGATGCCATATCTTACTCCTTTATTATTTGGCTTTTTCTTGGGGATAAAAAATATCTACTAAGCTAGGTTCCTTCACAGGCTCCTGACCAGGTTTTACAAAGTTGTCATCCTGTATCATCTTGCCAATCTTAGCGAACGCCCTAATCACTTCAGGGTGATTGCCAAGTTGTGTCTGGTCTAACAATTGTCGAAATTCATCATTCCCAAACTCTTCTAATGCTTGATATGCCGCTTCAACATTTCCGTCGAAATTTTTTCCACCTATCTCTTCGTCAGTTTTAGCTGAGTTGAGCCATTCTGTGGATTGCTTTTCAAGTTCTGATTGTTGATAATCAGCCATACCTTTCAATATCGAATCCTCTCGTTCTAAGAATGCTTGAGCTTGTTCTTGCGATAATTCATTGTCCTTTGCGAACTGTATAATATCGCTTATATCACTCTCTTCTAAAGACGAGTCTTTCGCTATTTCTAATTTTATATCCCCTTCCTCTGTGATCTTAGGATCCTCTTCAGGCTCCTTAGTACCAGAGTCTTTATCTTCAGTTGAATCTTCTGGATTAGACTCTTCAGTCTTCGTCTCCTCAGATCCTTCTTCAGACTTGGGTTCGTCTTCAGGATAGAATATCTCTTCAATACCCTTCTCCTCGTTTGGCGTTTCTTCTGTCGTTTGCTCTTTTACTTCTGACATGATTACTCCTTACCTTCTTTCATCATCTGGATATATTTTTCAGGATCCACTGCCATGATCTGACTAACCAGATTTAAACCAATACTACGTTTACCTTCTTTGAACGTTAAGTTCGTAGGGCTAGCATCTTTCGGGTCGTATGAGAGACAGTAAATCCCACACTCAGATAATAGGTTGAACAAGAACCGTCTCGACTTTGGGTCGTTTAGGATCTTAGTTAAATCGCCAGCCATCTTATCTGTCCCGAAATACATTATTTCTTTTTCCTTTTATTTACCGCTGTGACGTTACTTCCTCTTGTCATAGCTGTCTTTTTCTTAGGTTTTACTTTTCCCTTAGCAGCCCTAGTTAAATCTTCTTGTTCTTTAATTTTTTTAGTAACATCTTTAGGCTTTCTATTACTCCCATCTCTGTATACTTGGTATGTCTTTTTAGTCTTTTTGTCATACTCCAAATAACCTTTTTCGTTAGGTTTTATCATCGCATTGGAATCGTGTTGATTGTCAACATATCCTTCTTTTTTCTTTCTCTTAACTGGCATTAAATTACTCCTTGTCCTGGTGATGCTTGGCCACCTACTAACGCTGATAATGCATTGTCCCCACCTAGCTCAGCTTGTGATAAATCCTTGATGGCTTTAGCCTCTTCACTGGCCATCATTGCTTGCTCCTGCTGTTGCTGAGCTTGCTGTTTCTGCTGACGGATAGCTGCTAAAGACTCAGGGTCTCTAACTATCCCTGGCGGTAAACTCACCATCTCACCGTAGTGGCGTAATAGCTCGTCTGTATTAAAGTTGTCTAATAGCTCTGGATTTAATGCACTCATCTCTCCATAAAATCCAGCCGCTCTCTCAAGAGAGCTTAAACCAATCAACTTCTGAGCCTGAGCCATAATTGACTCATACTCCACTCGTATGTCCTTCCCCTGTATAGACTCAGGTGGTTTGGGGATATACCCTTTACGCTGTGCCTTCTCAAAGGTGCGGTCTATCAATGGCTCAAGTATGTCTTTATTGATCCGGTCAAGTACGGCTCCTAGAGCCGTCAACTTCTCCTCGTGACGCTCATCTACCTCTCTAGCTGTGATCTCACGTCTATCTGATCGTGATAGCATAAGGAATATGTCCTCATAGAAACTCTCTCTTATTCGGTTCTCATGCTCCTTAATATCCTCTCGAATATCAGCTGTACCATGCGTTATCTTTATCGCAGGCTCAAATGCGCTACCCTGTCCTCTCTGTGTGACATACGTCACATCACCAGGTAATAGCGTCGTCTTATCACTCACCACATTGGCATTAGCTACCATAGGTGGTTTAGTGATTAATGCTACAAGCTCAGCCTTACGCTTCTCCATTAATTGCAATGCTCGGATATCACCTAACGCCAACATCCCTGGACAATCTACTCCATATACATCTTCAGAGCGTTTACTCCAGCGACCAACAAGAATAGGAAAATGATCCATACCAGAATCCCGAAGGAAATTAGTTGTATCATATCCACTAGCGTGTCCTGTCCCATAAGCTGTATCTCCCTTCTCATAATAGACAGAGCGATATCTCTTCTTCCTCTTGGGGCGTGTTTTGTTATATAACGGATGCGAGTCGTCATAGTTGTCGTTCGGATAGATATGATGACAGATGTCTACCCACTGGTCATGATTACCGTTCACATATAAGTTCTCCGTACTCGTAGATAGGATAGACAGGTCATAATTCCCGTTTCTGTCCTTCTCACAAAACCTCTCTACTACCTGTCTGATCGTTAGTCTAAACTCACGAATGAATACTCTAGGTCTGTCTTTACTGTCGTTACCGATCAAATATGAACCTATAGGTAACGAGGTGTATCGTACGATATCCTCATCGTCATCCTCGATCATCATGCAACAGGTTCCGAATGTACCAATATCTAGGTACATTATCTGCAACACATCGTATAAGTTACTCTTCAAAAATATATCGCTCATTATGCGAGTGACATTGTGTAGCCACTCCTTCGCATCCTCACCTAGCTCATCGTTATTAGAATCCCTAAGGGATAACCTGAACCAAGGTCTAGCAGGGTTTGTGATATTACTCATCATACCCGTAGATAGAGATCTCGCCGAACGCGTACCTGTTGAATTAACAATGTTACGGTACCTCTTACCCCCCTCGTTCGTATCAAACGGGGTGAATCGGCTACGTCTCGGTAATATGAACCTAGCAAGGTCCTTCCAATGAGACTCGAAACTAGCTCTCTCATTCTCAAGCTCAGATCTCTGTCTATCTAGTCTCTGTCTCTGTGACAAATAATCCTGACTCACATAACTGTTTACTCGTGTTGTCATTGTCCTATCACCGTCTTATTCGGCCTGTTTGTCAGGATTGTCCCTGACCTACCCTGCCTGCCTAAGTCTATACCTCTCTGTCTTT